AGCAACACTAATGTATGAAAGTAAAGAATCTACAGCGGCCATATTGATGAATGTACCTATCCCAGAGGGTTTCCAATTGTATGAGTTTCCACATGTGTACTCAAACTTCAAAATTCCGATTTTGAGGAAACCATCCGAAAATGTGTACTTCACTGATCTTTTAGCCTCTAAAGGAGCTAGTGAAATTCCTGACTCACTAATCTTTGGGACTCACAGAAGCTTGACAGATTTTGTGGTCAAAGTGACTAGACCTGCTGAGAATGTGATTTATGTCTTCTTTGTTTCTAAATCTAGAGGCAATAACTCAGATTTCAGCATTTTTGAAAGGATGAATGACAGAGAAAGTCTTTTAATAAGGATGACTCACAACACTATGAAAAAATTGCCTCATGAGTTATGTTGTCTCTCATGTTTTGGCTTCTTTTCTTCTGATGTTCCAGTGACTAAGATATTTCCTAATTACAAAGGATTTGCTGAGCAAAGAACCCCCGACATGTTGATGCGAACCAGCAAGATTGAGACATATGCCGTTTGTGACATGGCAACTACAAAGCATGCGACTGGGCTAGGGGAGTTTGCTCATAAAGTTGCTCGATACACTGACATGATGGAAGATGTTAAAAAAGAATATTTGAGGACTGAGGGAATTAGAATCAATTATTCAGCCACTGCAATTGTGGTGTCTAAGACAGGTGTTATGACCAATGTTAGGTTACCAGTGAAAGTTACAGGAGACTTGGATTTGATGGTAAACCTTGCAGAGACTGCTTTCATGGCTTGTATTGAGGCTAGCATTGATTTTGACAAGAACACTGATGAGGGAGAGGTTAAAGATCTGCATCAAGACGAGGAAATTCTCAAAGCAGTTGACATTTCAACAAAAAGGTTTGAAGAACTTGAGGATTCAGAATCAAAAAGAATCTCAAAAACAAACATGGATTTGCCCTTTTGGCAAAGAAGTCCCAATTTCTCTATAAGTTTGATGAAACATATCAAATTGTTTAAAGAAAACAAAGCTTTCACTTCCAAAGTTTTGGAAAAATATTGGGTCATGGCTGGCGAAGATTTTAAGAAAGAGTCTAAAGCTAACCCAGAGAAAATGGCTCAAAAAAATCTAGACAAATTTATAGCTTCTCAGACCAAGTCTGCAGGAGATCTAGGATTTGCTCATGAGTCCAAATTAAAACCAGTGACAGTTTTCCCCTGCTTCAAATTCTCTGAGTTGATAGATTGGGAAGCAACTAATCCCATTCAAGCTTTAGAAGAATTACAAAGAACTTACACTTATTCTGAAGAAAATCAATTGAGCATCTTTTGGAGGGCTGTGATGGAGTCAATTTCCATTGACACAGAAAATTTTGAGGAAAAGAAATTTGCTCAGCATGAGCCAGAAGAAGGAATTTTTTCTAAGAAGCCTTGGACTAAAGATTTAAGTAAGTTTAAGAAAACAAGAAATAGAATCAAGTTGGATTTAGATATGGAAACCAGACTTTATATTGCTAGAGATGGAGTCCAGGCCAAATTGTTGAGGAAAACTCATTCTGTGATTTCCAAAGCAGAAGAAGCTAGGAAATTACTAAAGCTGAATCATAACACAGAGGATGTTTCTAGAGCTATAAATGGGGAGCTTGCTCTTTTCCTATTTGGGGATGAGCCTAAGACTGTGTTAATTTCTGATAAGAGAGATTTGGTCAATTCACTAAACTCAAGGGCCAGTTCTGTCTTTGGACCAGATTCTAACACTTTTTCTAAGGAATTTGTGGCAACCTTAGAGAAAACTCACATGGGAAACTGGTTGTATTTAATTCACAGAATAGTGGAAGAGTTAAACCTTTCCCTATCACAAATGGTGACCACAGATCAATTCATCTTAAAACCAATAGATAATCTTCCTGTGTTTGTGGTCATCAAACCAACAACTGTTTCAAAGCACATATTCTTTTCAATCTTGGTTATGAAATCAAAGTTTAAAGATTTTAAGTCTTATGAGCTTCCTTTTCGAACTTCTGCTTATGAAGATGATAGCGTGATTATCTATCCTTTTGTTTCTCAAAACAGGTATAAGATCTCTCACAATCTGGGAATCCTACATCGAATCATCCCATTATTCCCCATATGGATGGATCTATACAAAATAAGACTCGACTCAATTGGAGAGATTTTGAGGAATCTTAAGAATAAGAATGAAAAGGAATTATTCTCAACCATAATGTTCTCCATGCTAGTGTGTTTGGAAGCAGGAAATAAGACATCAACTGATTTGATGCTTATTAGGTATGCTTACATGGAGTCAGTCAGAGCTACAATTTTGCCAATAGATCCTTTGAAAGTCTTAGGGAAATTTTCAGAGAAAATCAGAAATAGACTTCATCTCTGGGTTGTTCAGAGGACATGTGTAACCTTTAGAGACATGGCCATAGATAGACCTAGAGTTATTAGTGAGTTCAAAGATGAAAAAATTGAAGAAAAAGAGGATTTTGAAGATGATAAAATATTCAAGCAAGTAGAAGAAGGTCAGTCTTATCTAGAGGAAATGGATCCCATCCTAGATTCAGCAGAAGCAGCAGAAGATATGAGTAAATTTGCAAAGAGAAACGTTTCTGTCCTGAAATTTAAAGGTCTTAAGAATTTTATTACAGGGGGAGAAGTGGACACTTATGAATTAACTTTAAATTTGTCTTATTTATCTCACTTGCATAATAAAGATGATTCAGATGCTGCACAATCAGACAAACAAATCTTTAACAAAGTCTTAGAAGAAGAAATAAAATTAGACCAATGTGATTGGAGCAAATCTTTTTCTCAAGAAGTTGCAGATGATTATGAGAATCATGAGTATTCAGCTCAGGCAACTTTTAACATGGCCTGTGCTGGGGAAAGACACCTCAAAAGAAAGCTTGGAGAAAACTACCAAGAAAGATTGAAACTTGAATGTTATAGAGAATTACAAAAAGAAACAGCAGATGCTTTAGCCACTTTAAAAAGTAGTGCAAAAAGAGCAGTGAAAGAAGAGGACAAAGTGGATTCTGAAATCACTAAGAAGGAGTTGGAGAAAGAACTAGAGGAAATGGGTTCTGGAAGACGTAAAGTCCTAATTGGAATTCTAGAAGTCCTAGAGAACATTTGTAAAACCTCTAGACCAATTGCTGAGATAGGGAAATTAATGGAAAAGTTAATGGAGCTTAAGTTTGTCTACATATCCTTATTTAGAAAAGCTCAAATTGGAGGGACCAGAGAGATATTGATCATGGATATAGTCAGTAGACTTTGTTTACTTTTTGTGGAGAAGATTTCTAGAGTTTATTGTTCTTATTTTGATATGGAAATGCTTACAGAGACTAATCCATTGAAAAAGATGGAGAGAACAACTTCTCATTATTCAAAGATTTCTTCTGCAATATCAGATGAGAAGAAGGATGTTTTGACAGGAACAGACTCAGGAGATTGCACCAGATGGTGTCAAAGATTTATAATGCCCATTTTTTCTATAATTTTGAAAAAGCTATTGCCAGAGGACTTATGGTGGATTTGCTCAGCAATTATGTCTTTCCATGCCTCAAAAAAACTAGAAATACCATTGACCTTGTTAGCAAAATTTGCAATGAACAAAGATTGTTTAACTTTGGATGAAGCATTAGCAGTCTTAAAGGATCAATTTCTAGGTTTAGAGACTGAACATTCTACTCTTGTTGAGGCTTTTGGAAGATTGGTCAAAAATGAAACAAACATGGGTCAAGGTTTACTCCATTTCACTTCAAGTTTACTCCATGCTTGCTTAAAATGCTGGACACTAGAACTCAATAAGAAACAAATTAAAAGGCTATCAGAAAGTTTGCAACTTTCTAGCAAAGTCTTGATTTTCTTTAGGACTGACAAAATCAGTAGTGATGATTTTTCCACCATCAGATCCCTCATATTTGATATTGAGTCAATGACAGAAGTGGAGATTAGGGCTTGTTATAAAAGGCTCAAAATTGCTTATAAGATTGAGTCAAAACTTTCTTCTTCTAAAACAGACATAAATCAACTCAAGAGGCTTGTGAGGATCAATCTGAGGAGGATAATGACAATCACACTCATTAAAATGAACATGTTTGAGAAAAGAGTGATGAAGTTGTGTGCTATTAAACAATCATATGAAAAAAGCACAGATTGTACATTTAATAATATTGAGGAATTCAACAGTAATTGGTTAGTCTCAAACACCTTCATGACACCCAAACTGAAATTTGGATGGGTAGCAACAGCTCTTCAACCTTTATCCAATTTCTTCAATAGAATAAACAACATGTTTGATTCTAGAAAGCAGTGTTTGGAAAATGGAATTTCTATGGGAGCATGTTCTGTGATTCAACAATGTCAGGTTTTTTTGCATTATTGCACTCTTGGGCTTTGCTCTCAAAAATTGTTTAAGAAATATGCTAAGTTGATCTCTGTTAAACCCTCAGTTTGTTATGGCTTATTCTTAATGGAACCAGACAAAATAAATGGTCTGGGAGGATTTGATTTCACTTTCTGGGCACATTGCAAGTATGATTCTCTTTATTCAAAGTTTGAGAGATTGAACTTTGCCAAGGACTCTATTGAGTTTAATGAGAATGGATTAGCCTCATTAAAAACTTACTTATTGTTAGGTCAAGGAGTAAATTATCATCAATTTCTTGAGGCAACAGACAAAACAATTGCTGAGTCCTTTCACTTGGACTATAGAGAAGAAATAAAGAAACATCCAGAAATTCTCTACAGAAGCAGTCGAACCATTGATGACTCTGTGATTAAAATTGCTTTAAAAGCCCATACTCCCTCAATTGCTGATAGTTTTTCTTTTGCTTCCTCAAACAAATTATATGCTGCTTCAGCTTATGTCTTAAACTTGCCAGTTATAAGAAAACAAGAGAACAAAGGAACTTCTGAAATCACAATTATCAAACAATCCTTGATTGGGATTCTAAGAGACTTGAGCCTTTCTGAAGATTCTGAAGCCCTCAATGATCGAGAATTAGACATCATGTTCCCAACTAATGGGTTTTATGAGGAATTGATGAGAGTGCTCATTAGAGCTCAAAATTGCACGGTGGTTCCTAGGGATAGATTTTCTCCTATGAGGTTCATTGTCCTTTCATTGCCCAAGGTCACCAGCTTAGCCCCAAACAAACTTATTGATGTTGTTAAATACAAATGGTTTCCTTTTATGCCAGTGAGATCTAGTTTAGCTCAATTAGATCATAGCTGGAAATTATACTGTGACACATACAAGTGGCTCAGCCCTATTTATGCAGAGAATCTTGATGGCCCTCTGAAATCTGACACAGCTCTATATCAATTTATCACTTCAAACAACCCAGTGAACAGACACATAAAAATTTTGACTCGAGCAAGAAGAGGTTCTGATTTGAAAGGGACTCTTTGGAGACTAATAAAATATTCTTTTGACAACTCAGGAGTCTTAAAAGAATCCACAAAAATGATTGAAACAAAGAGCACCAATGAAATAGACATCATCAACGCAACTAAGATGGATCTAAGTATTATTTCTGAGTCTCCAATGATCAGAAGTGATCTTAGATTGAGTATTATGGCTAGACTGCAAATTTCATCTAAGGAACTTAAAATAGTTCAAAAGGTCTACAAGGATAGAATTCCTAGCATATTTGGCAGCCAAAAAAAGCTGCTTCTTCTCATTGCTTATAGTACTTGGGATAATTATGTTGGCCTTAGGAAAAAGAAAGGGAAAACAGAAAGAAATTTTGTGGACTTCTTAACAATCATGAAAGGAGGACTGATAGGGTGGTTTCCTCAAGAGCAAGACTACAATGAGAATTCAGGGAGATACTCAGGATATGGAATGGCAGAATATCAAATAGATTTATTTCTAGTTCGATTTTATCTTTTTGACTCAACTGTTTACAAAATTGAGGTTTCTGATCTTAGTCTTCTTCGATTTTATAGGAACATAATTTTATCTTTAATAGAAGGCTTTAATTGTGTGATTGACTCAAAGGGCATGAGCAATTATGATAAAGCTACAATAAAAATTTGGTTTAAGAAAGATTGGAAATTCATGTCTCAAAGAGATGATCATATGGGAGTTTTGGTGAACAACACATTAAGTGCTAGATCTTTCAAGATTAATGATTCCATGATTTCTTTTAGGTTTACTGATGAGGAAGTTTACTTGAATTGTAACATTTCCAGGAGTAAGGGCAAAGATGGAAGGCAAGATATTAAAGTGGTGAGCTGGAAATTAAGATCCAGTAGTCCTTATGTTCAAACTTTCTCAATGAGATCTGAATTAGAAGTCAGAAGTTTACTAGGATGGGTTGGAAAGCAAAGCACTACAAAAATCAACATGTCTTCTGAACTTTTTGATGAGGAATTACTCACTTCTTTCTTATTGGGTCATCAGGGAAATAAAAAAAGAATTTTTAACTTAGTCTCAAAACTTTCCATTTTGGATTCAAAAAGATTAGAAGCTGTGGAAGAGATGGAAAAGGAACACTTTATTGTCAAAAGCAAGATTCATAAATCTAGAGAAACTTTCAATTTGATCAAATCTCTGAAAGAACAAACCACATTGATTTTCTCAAAAATAAAAAACCTTAAAAAGATGATTAGGTTGGGTAAAGAGCCAGAAGAACTTCACTATCTGATTTCTAAGCTCAGTGAGAGCAAAGTCATTGTTGATTGGAAACCTCATGAGTTAGATGAGATGAACTTAAAAGATCTTCAAGGAGCTCTGGAGGACATCACACACTTTAGAGAGAGTGTCCCTAAGGATGCTTGGCTTTCTCCACAAGAGTTCCAAAATCTTTTAGAGAAATCAAAATCCTTAGAAATTCGCTTATCCAAAAAACAAGAGGAGTACAATGAGATTAATATCTTGAGGCTCAAGTTGAGGGACTCCATTGTCGCTAGATTGAATCAAAGATCAATCTCAAATCAATTGGAGGTGAAATTGAATGGGTTAGATTCTAATCAGTACAGACTTTTACTAAAACAACAGAGAATTTCTAGAGATTCTAGCAATTTTGAGATAATCATGGACAAGTTGGACATCTTGAGTTCAAGCACTTCTTCTAAACAAGTTTTCCTTAAAACTACAAAAGAACAAACTCTAGAAGGGGAGAAAAAAAGAATAGATTTGAGAAAAGAAGCTGCAGAACAATTGTTGAAAGATATGTATGCCGATGATGGGGCAGACACCTCATCTGAGGAAGAAGACATTTTTGGTTTTGAAGATTCTGATAATGAGGTAAAAGCTGAAGAAGAACAGCCTGATGAAGTTCAGAAGACTCCTTTTGATTACATGAATTTTGGAGTTGAGGACAATGACTATGAAGATTTTGAGGAATTCCAAATGGAATTTAAAAGTCAATTAATTCATAATAGAGGACTAGATCTCTTAATTGAGTCTGAAGAAAGAAGAGAATTTGCAGGATCCTGTGAATTTTTTGATGGCATAATTGAAGACTTAATGTCCTTGAGGAATTCAAATTTAGTGGATTTTATGAATCATATTCTCTGGTCTAGCGAAAAATTGGAGTCTAAAGATTTAGAAGATTATGTTTTATATGCAGGCAGATCTGGTGATGATGCAGCTCTCTTACTATTAAAACTTAAGAGAATTCTCTTGTTATTCTTAAATGACAAGAAGGTTGGTGTATTGAGTGAGAATTCCATCTTTGGAAATCTTTTGGTGAAAACCACTGGCATTTTGAAAATGAGAATGACTAAAAACCAGAAGGAACTACAAGAATTATTGGAGCTTGAAGAAGAGGATAAAGGAATAGTGTGAGAATCTTGATGAGGACAAAGAACATCCATTGACACTTGTTGGTTTAATAAAAAATGCTAATTGTGTTTACTGTTTTCAGTTCC